ACAACCTACGCAAATTTCGGCTCGTGAAAAAAGCCTCTCTCAATCTGATCGACAAGGCGATTGCCTTTGTAAATCCTCAAGGTGCAGTTGATAGGCTTGTTGCTCGTCAAAGGATTAAAAACTTCGAGTATGATGCGGTAAAGTATTCAAGGCAACGCAAAGGGCCGAGTTCGCTTTCTGGTGCGGAAGATTATCGCTCCAACTATGACCGAGTAGAGTTGATGAAAAGGGCGAGGGACTTGGCAGAGAATGTTGGCCTTGTTCGCTCCATCCTTATGAAGTTCGCCAGTCACACCGCCGCAAACATTTCCTACCAAGCCCGAACCGAGAACCCCGAAGTCAATACCGAGGTAGAGGCATACTGGGCAGAATGGTGGGACAAGTGCGACATCTCCACAAGGCATACCGGTTCAACGATGATGCAAGTGGCGATGATTTCTATGTTGCGAGATGGTGATTTTCTTTTCGTCCTCGTCCGAGATTCAGACGGCAACTTAAAAATACAAGGCATTGAGGGAGATAGACTTGGCGACCCCTTTAAGGTTTATACAAGCTCGGAGTTAATTGGTGGAATCCATATCGATCAACGAACTGGCTCGCCCACGGCTTACGATATTTACAGCCGAAGCATTGGGGATATGTACACCTACCAAGCAACGATTCCCGCAAGCCAAGCCTTTCACTTGTTCGACCCACTCCGCATTGACCAGTATCGAGGAATCTCCGCTTTCCATACCGCAATCAATGACGCAACGGATATTCACGAAATCGTAGGCTTCGAGAAGATGTCAGCCAAGGTTGCTTCAAGCCAAAGCGCAATCATAAAGAGGAATAACAACAATGCCTCGGATCTCTCGTCGCTGACAAACGACCAAGACATTAACGGAAGCGCAATCAAGCTCGAAGCGATTGAGTCTGGCAAAATCTCTTACCTAGAACCGGGTGAAGATATTGTGTTCCCCGATGGGCCGAGCCGTCCCTCCGGTGCGTTTGCAGAGTTCCACAAGATTCTACTCCGCAACATTTGCTTGGGCGTTGGAATCCCTTACAGCTTCGCCGTTGACCCTTCTGCTATGTCTGGCCCGACCGCACGCCTTGAGATGCAACAAGCAGGGCGAACCTTCCGAAGATACCAGAAGCTCCTAGATGATAAAGTTCTTCGACCCATTAAGAACATCGTAATTGCCGATGGGGTGGCAAGGGGATTGATCGATAAGAATGTTGGAAGCAGAACGACAAGGGGTATTTTCAATTTCGGGGCGAATGTCTCGATTGATTTAGGGAGAGAATCAGCTTCCGCAATCTCCGAGTTCAAGACCGGCCTCCGAACAGCCGCCGACATCTACGCCGAGCGAGGACAAGATTTTGAAAGTGCTATGCGCCAAAGGGCGATTGAGGCCAAGCTGATTAAAGACTTGGCAGAGAAGTATGGCGTAGCCCCAGAGACGATTTCCGATATTGTTACGCCTACACCCCCGCAACCCCAACTACCTCCCGCACCCGCCCCCCAACCAGTAGCCCAAAAGAGCGACAAACCGGAAGAGGGCGATGACGAGGGTGGAGATGACGAACCTACACCAGATAAGCCCACCGATGGCGATGGCGAGGAACTAGGACTCGATTGCGGAAGTGGAGCGGGAGGATTCAAGGAAGGAAATACTTGTGCAAGGGGAGGTGATGGTGGAGGAGCGCAAGAATCAGAACCAAAAGAAAGATATAGGGACAGGATTGAGGGAACAGACGAAGAAGTTAAAAATGAAGCTAGAAAGATAGAGAGGAAATTAAAAAACCTCAAACAAAAAGTAGTTGAGTCTAAACAGAGAGAGGCTGACATTCGGAAACAAATATCAGACCTAAACCAAAGAATAGCGTCTAAAACAACGGATTATGATATTAAGATAGCGGCGATTGATAAGGTTAAAGAAGAAATAATACAAGAGAGCAAGCAAAGACAAGTAAAAATCCAGCAGGATTTAGACAAAAAACTTGCGGCTATTGCAGAGAAATATAAGAAACGAAAAGAGGAAAGAGAGGCAAAAAGATCGGTTGTATCGCCAAAAAGAAGCATTTCCGCAGAAGAGAATTTAGAAGAAGGCGATGGGGTTGAGTCAGATGAGAAAATAGAATCTCAAATTTCAGATGTAGAAAACAATACAGATAAGCTCAAATCTTTGTTGGATGAACTAAAGTCTATCCTAGCAGAAGTTGAAAATTCAGAGGACAAAAAAAAAGTTCTTGAAAGCCTAGACCCCGCATCTATTAAGATGCTGATTGAGGGAATGATGGGCGGGATTGAGTTAGCAAAATACGATGGGATTGATTTTACCCCACCAGAAGGAGCTAGGGAGGCCGCTAAAAGAGCCTTGGATGTTAGAGAGACAAAACCACCCAGCCAAAGGGGAATGACCCCAGTAGGCATCGCTAGAGCTAGAGACTTGCAAAATGGAGTGAAGCTATCGCCCGATACAGTAAGGCGAATGCTGAACTTCCTAACTCGCCACGAAGTCGATAAGAAGGGCGCAACTTGGGATGAGCAAGGTAAGGGTTGGCAAGCGTGGAATGGATGGGGTGGAGATGCTGGCTTTTCTTGGGCAAGGAAAGTAGTCGGGCAGATGGAAGCTAGGGACAAGAAAGAACTAGCAGAACCAGCCTCTTGCCCAATCGCAACCCAAGACATCAAAACTAATCTAGCCAATAGACAGACAGCCGTGGACGATGCGAACTACGGCCCAGCCAATCCTAACGAACCTAACGAGGATTACTGGAAGGCAAAGGCAGACGAGTTCCAAGGCGATGTAGTCACGGCCAAGAAGATGCTTTGTGGTAATTGTGCGGCCTTTGACCAGAGAAGCAAGACTCTAGGGTGCATTAAGAAGGGAATTGGAGAGGACGCAAACGAGGTCGCTATTGGTGGCGATCTTGGCTACTGCGAGATATTCGATTTTAAGTGTGCGGCCAAAAGGACTTGTGACGCTTGGATTGTGGGTGGGCCGATTACAGATAAGAAGCAAGAACTAGCCCGACCAGTCTCCCAAACCCCAGCCCCTCCCAAGGAACGAATCAAAGGCTCAAAAGAAAACCCCAAGGGCACGGCATCGACCAGAAGCAAAGCTGGTGACATAGAGATTTCAGAGCAGAACGAAGAAGCCCTCAAGAACAAGATTGCAGAGTTCAAGGACAAGCACCCTTCAAGGAAAGCTCCTACCCTTGGAGCATTGAAGAAAGTGTTTCGCAGAGGTGCGGGTGCGTTTTCGACCAGCTTTAGGCCAACGATTACCGGGGGAAAGCCCAACTCACGCAACGCTTGGGCTATGGCTAGGGTGAACAAGTTTCTAAAGATGGCTGGTGGGGGTGAGGTCAAAAAGTCATACCGAGCGGCAGACGGCGATCTTCTTTGACATAACCTCGATGCTTTATGCCCCTGCCCATTCCCTCCGCTGACGAATCCGAACAAGACTTTGTTTCCCGATTTATGGGTGACGAGCAAGCCATCGGAGACTTTCCAGACGAACAACAAAGGGCGGCGGTTGCCTATTCCACTTATCGGGACGAGGAGATGGAGGAAATGGAGCTAGGCGGGGTGAGCATTTTGGAGGTGGGAGAGGCTAAAGGACACGACCTTTTCGTGGATAAGATCAGCCTAGAAACCGCCCTCAAACTTATGAAGGGAGCAAGGAACGGAATTAAGGTGAAGATCAACCACGGCTCTGGTCTCGAAAGTGTAGTAGCCTTCGCCAGAAACCCTCGCATCGAAGGGGACAAGCTAGTGGCCGACCTTCGCCTTCTCCGCAACTCGCCCCACTACGGCCTAATCAAAGAGATGGCCTCTGAAGCCCCCGACCAGTTTGGCGTTTCCCTAGCCTTTGTGAACGAGTCCGAGACCATCAATGGCAAGGATTACATTCGACCCCAGAGCATCGCCTCTGCTGATTTAGTTTCCAGCCCAGCCGCCACAAACGGATTGTTTGAGGAGATGGTGAAGTTTATGGAAAAACTCGGTTATGTGCAGGGAGGCAAGACCATCCCAGCCGTAGCCAAAGAAGCCGTGGAGGAATCTCCACTTGACAAAAAGGACAAATCAAATATGGAAAACAACGATTATAAGAAAGATATGGACGAAATTAA